ATTTTATTCTGTCAATATGCTTATTATTATAGGGTTCACCTTGTACCGCATTAGCCGTGCAATGATGACTAGAGCCGGCATAGCCGCCACAACCGGATTGGTTGTCGCGGTTGCGTGCTCCCCCGTAAATCCGTATCGTAGGACAGATGTACTAGCGTACTTGAAGTCAAAGATGATCGGCGCATTCCGCGTTGGTTGTGATCAGACCTTGCGTATGACGTTTCAGCGCATGGTCGCGCATGTGGCTCAGCCCGGTAGTTACCGGCCTCAGCTAGGCTATCACTCCCACCCGGAAGCAGCCCTTACCCGGACACGCATGTTCGACGTCATAGACGACATAGTTAGCGATTCAGGTGTTGATAGCTACTGTGTTTCAATGTCAACCAATGAGCAACGTTCTGGACAGCGCGGTTCCAGATACTATTATTGGACAAAGGATTTAAGATCAGACGTTCGAAACGATGATGTCCGTCCAACGGACGTGTATACAATGAAAGATGTAGATTACCACATCCCCAACATAAATGATTTTCTTGATGGCCACAGTATCATCGCCGCCACCCTTGTACCCACCCGGGCTGCAGGCGTGGTGGGGCCTGACGCAGCTTACTGCTTTGAAGATAATAACCTCCGTATGGTAGTTCAGGGCTGCGCCGAGTATAAACATAGGTTGTGGGATTATAGGAGAGATGAAGCTTACGTTAAGCATTGGTGGGGCGGGATAGAATACCATGTGGATACCTACATGCTAGATCACATTCGAGCCATCGTTTGTATAACCCCCGTTTGCATCATATATGGACCAGTCGCGTGGCTGTTTACGGAAACACCTATATTGCGTTGGGAACCACTCGAGGCCGCTTTCAATACTGTGAGCCGCTTTGAGGGTTGCAACGTGATTCATTCCATAGCCGACAATGGTTCCTTCTTCTCCACGGATATCACACATCAAGAGTTGCTAAGTTTGGCGACACGCCGTTGTGAAAAGACTATGGGAAAACCCTTGGCTCTCTATGACACGAAGACATCGTTAACAGAGGGCAGCTTGTGGAGTACTCCCGATTTCGCTCATATGCAAAATGGTGACGCCAAGACGCTGGTGCATCGTTATGTCAACTCTCGTTGGCACTTGATGACCATGCCGCGATTGATCGCCGCAGGTTTTCGAGATACTACAACGTATCACCCCGCTTCAACTCCACCAGATGAGCCAATCAAAGCAACAATGACAGCCCGTTTTCCATGCCTGTACGGACCAGAAAGCCAAGCCTTAGCCCCAGCACAATGCCGGGAACAGGACGTGGCTACTGTTAAAACACGCATTACTGACCTACACAATCCGACTCCAACACCGAATAACATCCGGAAATACATGCACGAGTTTATCCGCCTCCTATTGGTGCCGAATGAACTCGTACCATTGGATGTTACAGCAGTCCAAGAAGCCCAGTCGCGGCCCAGCCAACGAGCCGGGTTTGAACAACGCGCGGCTGTGATGGATGTGGAGATGCCGGCCAAGCCTTCTGCTTTTATGAAGAAGGAATCAGTGGCCGATGGGAAGCCCGCCCGCAACATAACAACGCTTGATGCGGTGTACCGCACACAATATTCCCGCTACACACTACCTTTGGCAGCAGCTTTGAAGCGACACAAATGGTATGTCAGCGGACGAACACCAGTAGAGATTGCCAATGCAGTCCATGGAGCCGTATTAGCGAGTAGTTGCGTCCAAGAGTCAGACTTCAGTAAGATGGATGGAACAACCCCCATTATGACCACAGAGTTGGTCGAAATGGCATTCAAGCGTGGCTATTTGCCTGCGGATGCCGCTGAAGCAAATAGATTGAACCGCCTGACGTTGAACATGAAAGTTCGGACAACTGAAGGTGTGAGTTATAATACAGGAGTCGGCACGTTATCAGGCCGACCAGATACCTCAATCCGTTCAACGTTAACGAACGGATTTCTGAATTATTGTGCCTTCCGCATGCGTCGGAACTTGCGTCCTCAGGATGCATGGAAGAAATTGGGCCTTTATAGCGGAGATGATGGCTTGACACCCGACGGTTGCTTTGATACGTTTCAACGTGTTTGCAAGTCCGTGGGCTATGCAGTGACGAACACCACAAGACAGCCTGGTGACCTTATGACGTTCTTGGGCAGGGTTTATCCCAATGCCTGGGCCGGACCCGAGTCAGTGTGCGATGTCAAACGCATTCTGCGCCGGTTCCCATTAGTCATAGGAGACAATTTGAGCGACGCAGAGTATGATGACAGATTGATATCCAAAGCTACAGGCTTGCTGGTCACTGACCCCGCTACACCAATAGTGGGGGACATGTGCCGCGCCGTGCTGCGCATCAAATCTGCTGCCGCCACAGGGAAATTCTACGCTGCAGAGTGCAGTTATTTCTCTAATTACACTGATAGCCCTTTTCCGCAACGGCCCCACGACGAAAACATAGAACTATGCGCCGAATTATTGGGAACCGACACCAATACCGTACGCACGATCGTCGATTTGATTTCATCGGCCAATACTCAGAATGACCTGATACCAGCCGTAGGCTGGCTAACTTGTGAGCGAGATAGCAGTTTCCCCATCATAGTTGATGGGGACTTGCTTAACGCAAAATCTGCCCCGGCGGGCAATGTAAACTCACCATCTATTATTACAACCACCACAACAAATGAAGAAGGATCGCAATGCGCAAAAGCCAAG